CCCGTCTATCTGACTCTGGCTATTAAATAAGCACTCTGTGAAAATAATAGGGTGTTACCAGACGATGTTTAGAACGTATTGACATTACAATAGCCAATTACGGTGATGATCTTTAGTTACGAGACATCCAAAGTCTTATAACAGTTTCCTGAATAAATTGCAGGAAGGTCTTCTCATGAGTGGAAGTAATGGGCTTAGAGCGTAAATCATAAACTCTTAGCTTTGACTTCATCTGGGTTACCAGATCTGGAACATCGTAAATCGAACCGTGCTTTATGACGGTATTGTAATGCTCCATCCATAACAATTCTTCTGGAGTGGGCCTGTTCGGCTCCACTTTTGATTCATCCAAACCAAACATACTAAACAAATGTTTTTGTATAAGGTATGGCTGAAAGGCATATGCCAAATCATAGAATTGTTGGATCTTCCGGTAGTTAGGTATTTCAACCTGCTCTGCTTTTGGCAGGAACAGATCAATGATACCGCTCATCCTGTTACCTAAGGGCAAGCCCTCAGGATTAAGGCCCAGTCCAATCGGGTCAGGGATTGAACAAAAGTCCTTCACTAACTTTCGAAAGTGAGAGGGAACTAGTTTAAGACCTTTTAAACCATATTGCCGAACGACGGAAATACAATCGTCAGGTTTCCATGGTTTCCATTTCTCTACAGGTAGAGCACCATCAGAAGTAATGATCTTCCCGGCGAACTCTGCTACTTTATTGGATTGCAGAGTCTTGGTCTCAGACACCGGACATCCTAAGACATCCAACATCTTTCGATACTCCGAGTTGACTGACGCGTCCGAAATACAGACATCGTCACCTAAAATTACAAAAGTGTCACGCAAACCTAAGGATCGCTCAATAGAGTTTAACATAACTCCATGAGTTACTGCAAATGCAGCAAACGAGGGATACAATCCCAGCGGTTGTCCTTTTCTCCAGAATAAGCGGAATGGAGCTTTAACAGCCTCCAAATCTTTCCGTTTGTTGGGAACGTGCCATCTGCCCTTTGATATAATCTCGAACAGGTGTAAACACTGGACTGCTTCGTTTTGAGGTCCTGGGGATTTACGTAAAATGTTACCGAGGAGTTTTTCTAAAACACGCATTTGCAGTGTTAATGGAAATTGATTCGTGGCATCGCTTAAATCCACCGAAAATAGCGTGGACCCTGAGTTAAGTTTTCGCTCAACCCACCCTATACCTGATTCTTGATCGAATGTACAGTCCCACGGGCACGACGTCTGTAGAAAATCAAATAAAGCATTTCCTAAACGTGATAGCGCAGCTTGAAACACCCGATAAGGGTTTGCGACTGCTCTCAACTTAGCACCTCTCTCTTGGATAAAGCCTATACGACCAACAATATTGCTTGGTACGTAGTCAGACTCCGATAAATCAAGGAGCCTTTCCTTAGGTAGGCTAACTCCGCAGCTCTTTACAAAAGGCGTAGGAGTTCTAGTAAGTAAATATAATCCGAGAGGGGAATTTAGCACAGAGAGATGTTCAGACAGTAATACATCTGATTCCTTTTTGGTTACAAGTCCGGGTTGATTCCCAGAAATTATGGGAGCCCTCTTATCCGAAGAGGTCCAGTATTCTATGCTGGAGTACCTTGCCTTTTTACAAGAATCACTCATACTCCAAATTTGTTCCGGAGTTACAGTGATGTTGAATCTCTCATGTAAGGTTGGCTCGGGAGAAGTAACAGAATTATAAAACTTCTGCCACTGCGTCTTCGTAACATGATTCAAACGAAAGTCTGAATACCACATAAGCGTGTTTAATGCTTGTGTAGCTG